ATCATGAGGTGCCATGAAGTGGGCCAGCATACGCAACTCGAGGCCCGATACGTCCACACCCACCAGTTTCTTACCGGTAGGTACGGTCCATAGGGCACGGCACTCTTTACCGAACGGTTTGTAGATCGAGGGGGTCTGGGCTACGTTGGGGTAGTTGTGGGTCATACGTCCTGTAACCGCACCGTTCGTAACGACACTGCCGTGCATACGGCCCGTCTCGTGGTTGAACAGATTGATCCAAGAGTTCTTACCCTCGTAGAGTTGCCCCAGCCGCTTCTGCAGCATCAGATAGTAAGCGATTTGCTTTGCTTCTGGATAAGGCAAGCTTTCGAGGACCTCGTCATCGACCTTAGGTTGGCCGTTGGCAGTGAACTCGGTAGGCTCCCACCCACGGATATTCATGAGGCGATCCGCGATGTGTGCCCGAGAACCGGGGTTGAAGACCAAGGTTTTGTACTTGGTGATCGGAACACCCTCGTAACGGTTGGGTCGGGCGGGGTCCTTGTAGATGATGGTCTTCTTCGGGATCGATACCTTCTCAACTACTTCCCAAGGATCGAACAGGTTCTGTAGTTTACTCTCTACATCTGCGCGTTCCTCTTGGAGTGTCTTGAGGAGATTGAGAGAACCCTCGTAGTTGAACTTGAAGCCGTAGCGTTGCTGCTCGGCGACAATGAAGGCTACCCAGTGTTCCAACTCGGTGGCACGGGGGTCAACCTGCTTAGACTGGATCAACTCCAAGAGGGATACGGTTACCTCTACGTCTTGGACGCAGTAGTCCTGCATTGGTTGGTTCCACTCAGCCCAAGGATCGAGGTCTTTGGCCTTCATGTCCGCTGCGTAGTCACCCTTCCATTTACCGAGGCGGTAGCCCCAAGATTCGAGAGAGTGTCGTCCACGCATCTTAGGAGGGAGACCCTTGGTACCCTCTGAGTTCTGGTAGATCGCTACAGCCTTCGCATCGCGGTCCATGAGGTCAGCCCAGATAAGGCGGGACATGACGAGAGTGTCGTAGGCCTTGGTCTCCTCAGGTTTGAACCAAGGGTACACCTTTTGTAACGCTGGGATGTCGTAGGCGATGATGTTGTGGCCTATGATCTGGTCGGCGTTCATCAGTTGGTTGAGGGCGTCTTCGATACCGAGGTTATCCGAAGATGCTGAGATGATCTCACCTGTGTCCACGTCCTTTAGAACGAGGCTGTGGATGACTGTGAGTTCCCCTAGGAGACCGTCAGTCTCACAATCGAAAGCATAACGTGGCATGATGTATCTCCTAGGATATGGTAAGTATTTAGTAAAAGGGTTTAGGCTTCGAGGGAGTACCGTACGTACTTCTGGCCTGTCATGGGGTGGTACTTGACCGTAGAGACGACGGCGTTACCAGCCTCGCGTAACTCTTGGATACGCTTTGTCAGGGATTGGATGGAGTATTCGACCATAGCCTCACGTACGGTGATCGATCCTGCTTTACGGAGGTGCTTAATGATGATTTGGTTCTGTGTCATTCCGGTTCTCTTTCTCCACCCATTATGTTCCAATGCCTGCGCTGCTCTTTGGGCGTCTAAGTAAGCTGCGAGGTAATTTTCGTCCTGTGCGGCCTTCAGACATAGCGTTTCTGCTAGGTCGAAGATCGCGTCGGTATCAGTAGTCTGGGCCGCTGCCTCCACCTGATGGTTGAGGTTCGAACCCGCAGGAGGCGAAGAGGCGTCCTGTGTCTTGGTTGTAGGTAAGTGTCCCTGCTTCACCTGTGTCGCCAGAGAAGCGGCTCTTGAGGACACGTAGTTTGGTCTCATTGCGGTTCTCCTCGTCCTGTTGGTTGCGCTCTAAGCCGATCACGAAGTCAGCAAGTTGAGCGATTGAGTGTGAACCACGAAGTTGAGAGAGGGCTGTCACAGCGCCTTGTTCGTGGCCTACATCCCCTGAGGGACGACGGAGGTGACTGATAACGAAGAGACCGATACCTAGTTCCTCCACAAGGGAGCGAAGCTTGGTCATCAGCATGTCGATCAGTTTACGTTCATCGAGGTTGGTGTTGTTTGCGTCTGCGTCTGAGACCGCAATACTCAAATGATCCAACGTGATGAAATCGCAACCGCAGCCCGTGGCGAGATAACGAACACGGTCCAGAAGATTAGAAGCAGAAGTAGAACCAAAATGGTCATAAAGCCAAAGCCTGCCAGAACCAGAAGTACGGTTGAATGCATCGTGTAGTTCCTCTTCGGTGAATGTACCTCGGTCGAGGTGTAATGGGTGATCTAGTTCGAGACCCATATAGCCTAGGGCTGTACGGTCGATGTTCTCCTCGAGCATGATGTTACCAACGGTCAGCCCTTGGTTCAGTAGGTGGTAGTTGATCTCTCTGACGACAGCAGACTTACCAACACCTGAGCCAGCAGTGATGACGACCAGTTCACCCTTACGTGCACCCAGCGTTTTGTTCTGCAGGTCTTCCCAAGGATACTCGAATGAGTTGTTTTCCTTAGGTACCCTGACGCGCTCCCATAGATCGGCAGCGTTTACGATACCGTCTGGGCGGTAGGGCTTGGCGTCCCACATAGCGGACACTACGGCCTTACCTTCCCCAGCCACCAAGCACTCGTTAGGGTCCTTGAAGGGAAGTTCAGCGATGAACGCTTGGCCCGGTTTACATAGGGCAGCACACTCCACTGAGGCATCTCGACCGGGTGTGTCCATGTCGAACATGAAGACAACCTTCTCGAACGACGTAACGAAGTCGATAGAGTTCCTGATTGCTCTGGAAGCTGCCTGCGCCCCGTTGGGAAGGGAGACTACGGGCCATTTGTTACCTTGGAGTTGACTGACGGTCATGGCATCGATCTCACCCTCGGTGATCACGAGCATCTTACCACCACCTTTCCAAAGGTGTTCACCCCAGAGACCAGCCTTTTGGTCACCGAGGTGCTTGAAGTCCTTATCGGGGTAGCGGACCTTCTGGGCGACGATCATGCCGTCCTTCTTGAAGTTGGCGATCTGGACGGTGGTCCCTTTCCAATCCTTTGAGATTGAGTAGCTGAACTTTTTGCAGGTCTCTTCGGTAAGCCTACGCTTCCCGAGGGCACGGAACTCGCCGACAGGGAGGAGAGAAGGAGAACTCTTCTCGACGCTGCGGGGTTGCTCGGTGTACGTACCCTCGGGACGGGCGTATGCGGTGTCTTCTGGACAAGCGTAGCAGTATGTGTGCCCGTCATCGTAGACGGCTCGTGCATCAGAAGAACCGCAATGGTCACAAGGTCCCTTGAACAGAACAGAACTTTCGGATTGATCGGTCATGGGAGCCTCGCGTTTTGGGTTATACAGATGGGGTCCCTATTCAGCGTAGGGGCGGTCATCGACCTTAGCTAATGGGTACATCTGGGATAGGAACTCGATCAGATCATCGATCGCTGATGACTGTAGAGAGGTACGTGTGAAGGCTCTGGTGCCTTCTTCATCGACACCTCCTGTCACGCCAATGGCGACTGAGACTTCGTCGAAGTTACGTGTGTGTGATCCGATGGTGTGGATATCACGACAGAGTTGGATGTCACCGTTGTGGATGACAAGAAAGTGGTAACCGATACCAAAGCGGCCTTGGCGACAATGTTGGGTATCGATGGTGTTGGCATCCGTTTCCTCGGAAGGTTGAGTGAGGGTATCACGAACGGCAATGACCCGGGTTTCACCCCGAGCCAGTGTCTTGAATAGGTCTGTGCGGAGCATTAAACTGCGTCTCTCATTGTGCTATTCCTTCAACCACTCAGGCGGGATGTGTTCCTTGGCGTACAGGAAGTTATGTTTCTCGCACCAAGTGGCGTAAGTTGTTTTGGATTGTTTGGAGATTTTCTGGTTGGGGTTCGAGAAGATGAACCTGATGTCCAACTCGGGGTGCTGACGTTTTACCAGAAGGTGTTTGCTTCTATCAGCAACTAAGAAGCGACCTTTGGTCTCTATGATAAGCGGGTGGGAACGTGGGGTACCGTCTGAACGCGAACGAACCACGAAGTCGGGTGTGTACTTCGAGGTTCGCTGTGGCTTGATATATTCGATCTTCATCTGTTCGAAGGCGAAGTCTACTCCAGACGCTTTTAGTTCCGCAGCGAATCTCTCTTCGAGACCGCTACGAAACCCATGTTTCAATCCTACCTGCTTTGCAGAGACGCGACGTTTAGTAGTCGCCATCGTCCGGTGTATTGGTACCGTCGTCGTCCACACCCTCGGACTCTGATGTGAAGTCATCGACGCCTTCGTACTCAGGGGCAGAGTAGCCCTCTTGAGCAGCAAAGCCCATCGCTGATGGGTTAACATCACCGGAGCCGGACACGAGTTCTAGGATTTGAACTCCTGCGGGCTGGAGGCTGATGCCCTTCTTGTCACCTGCAGTCCACTCATAGACGTCGAAGGATACCGCGTACTTGGTACCGCCATAGGGGTTCACGTCGATCGGCTTGAGACCAGCGTCGAACAACTTAGGACGTCGGTCCCAGAGTTCACCCTTCTTATTCAAGCGGTTCTTCACACGTATCTTGAAGATCACTCGGCCTGTCTCTTCGCCGCTATCGTCCGTCTCCATGTACCACATGGTGTTATCGGCCTTCTTAGCGGGCTTCCCTGTGTGGGCTTTGTATGCAGCCTGCAGGTTGTCCATCAGTTCCTCGGCTTCCGCCAGAGTGATCGCGATGTCAGCCTTGTACTGGCCTAGTTCGTCGAACTTGGTGTCTGGTGTTTTCAGGCGGGGGTAAACGGCAAAGCCGGGCGGTGTTGTGAGGCGTTTGTCAGCCATGAGATGTTCCTTTGGTTGTAGGGAGAGTGTTTGTGGGAGCCGCCTTAGGACGACATTTCCTTGATCTTGAGGGCTTGGGAGATTGCTTCACCGCGAGTTGCGAGTTGGGCAGTTGCGACCACACCATCCACGAGGACAGCGAAACCGGTACCGAGGCGAGTGACTTGAACCATTGGAGGCTCCTTTGCGTTTTGGGTTATACAGATGGGGTCCCTAATCGGTAGGGACTAGGATATGGGAAGCGTTCCGGTTGTCGGGTGCGTATTTACGCTGCTTCGATTAGTTCTGAGGCACCAAGGTGCTTATCGGCTAGGTCCATTAACCACTTGCGCTGCTTCGCAGTGATTGCCCCGTAACTCATCATGTTCATCAGGAAGCTGTGGTTCTTAGGGGTGAGTTG